ATTTGAGTAATCCCAGAATCGTTTATCGATGAATATCTTGCCATTATTTCTTGTGTTTAGCTTCCTCCTCCTTGAGATGATTGATTAGCATTGAGACGTATACTTCCCGTTCCCACGGCATCATGTTGTCAAGTTCGGTTAGCGAATATTTGTGATGCTGCATCAGCGCGAAGTTCGTCTGGAAGAAGTTCACCAGCGACTCGTGCGAGAGGCTTAGTCGAAAAAAGATTGGATGCCAGTCAATGATACCTTGTTCTCATGTCCGCACTCGCCGTTACAGCATTTGAACTTGACGTCGCACGATACCTTAGGTGTGTTCGCGATGTATGATTCGATCTCCTTCATTTGCGCGCGGTTGAGTGAATTGACGAACTTGACGAGTTCCTCCTTCTTTTCAGTGTCGGTAGGATACACGTGATCTGCATCAAAGATTGATTCAATCGAAGCAATGACGGTGTCATTGATTAGGTCGCCCTGATCCTTTGTGTCGGTCAGATTGCCCATGTCTCTAACACGGATATGCCGCATCGTGATTCCGACGGTGTCAGTCAACATGATGTTGACTTTGTCTTGAGGAACGTCTAGCGTGACGTTGTCGATGTCGACATCAACAGGCGTGAACGCTTCGCACTTATCGCATTTGATCTTAATCGTCGATGTTTCGCCAACTGACTTTGCGCGCAGCTTGAGGAACATGAATTCCAGGTCATATGATGTTAGGGCGTTAGGGTCAACCTTGTTGAACGTGCAGGCCTTGATGATGTCCTTCATTGCCGTGACCATCTCGCGAGGCGAGCCTGATTCCTGCGCCATAAGTAGGACCTTCTCTTCCTTAACTAGGAATGGGCGGTATTCAATGGTCTTGCCTGTCGATGGAAGGCGGACACTGTATTTTGGTGATTCGATTGTTGGTAATGCCATACTATAATTTATCGTGATTAGAATTGTCGGAAGTCGTCGTATGCAATGACGACGGTAAGCTTCTGCGTTTGCGAATCGGAGTTATTGTCAAGTGTCATTGCTTGAACGGATATAGGATATGCTCTTAGCAGGTGTGTCGTGTAAACAACCGAATCATCATCGTTTAATTGTCGAATCATAATGTCAACCTTGAACTCTGAATCATATGCTAGATTGAAAGTTGTGTTACTGACGACAACGTTTTGCCATAGATCGAAGATTCGTTTTGCGTAGTAATCGTTCGTGATGTTAAACACAAGTGTAACATCTTCTTGAATGAATCCCGTAGGAACCTTGATGTTATGACCGTAAAGCGAGTACTCGATTGACGTGATCTGCTTGCCAGGCAACTGCGCCGATTCACACATGAGTGTTAGGTCACGACCTTTGTCATCACTTGCAATGTTAGGCGGCAGCGTGCAAATCATGTCGAACCGGTTGGCCTTTGATATGCCACCGCGTCTCGCCATTGCGGCCTTGAATGCGTCGAGGTTTGTCATTACTTTTGGAATGGAAGTGAGTCGCGCCAGATCTTGCGGCGGTCAGCATATACGAACGAATCGGTTGGTAAGAATAGAGCGGCTTCCCATGAGGTAGCTGGAACTTCAACCACCTTTGACACGATGTGATCAAACAAGTACCGCTTGTAACATGGTTGGAATGCGCGTAACTTACGCGTGCTCGACAGCAACTCATACGTAAGCATTAGACGAGTCTTTGGATTCAGCTTCTTGTTGTTTGCGTATTCAAGAAGGCGGTCAAAGAACACTGCCCTAACACGAGGCGGAAGGTAGTGAAGGTTAAGTCCATAGAAACCGTCCTTTGCAGGTTCGACCATGATGATCAGCGGAAACTGGTCATAGTATGGGAGTGTTTCTTTGTACTTAGGATCATAGAAGTACATGAACATACGACCGATCAATGGTTTTGATCTAATCGTTAGCACGTTGTCATTCAACAATGCTTTGCGAGAAATGTTACGGATGTTCTTTAAATTGTCGATAAACCACTTGTGAGATTCCTCGGTGTTCTTCCTAATGCCCGCCTTCTCGGCTTTTGCCGCGATGCGAGTAAAGTAAGTGTTAGCAACTGATTTCATCGAATATATTTATAGGTCAAGTGAGCAGCTTGATACCAAGTTTCTTTAACGTATCCTCAGTCCAAACCTCGAAATGCCATCCTCGCTGTTCGCATAGAGATGCAGCAGCGTTCCATTTCGACTGATTCTTTGCATATGTCATCACCTCGTTGATGTACTTCTGCGTTGTTCTAGACCGCTTCTTAGGCTCCTGTGTCTGGCTCTTGGGTTTGATCTCAATGAGATAGACGTCGCCGTTCTTGAACTTGATCTTCAGGTCCATGAAATACCTGTGCATCTTGTTATCGGTTGCACAACGGTATGGAATGATCACCTCTTCAGATGACCAGCCGACCACTGATGTTTCTCGGTCGCACCATAGGAAGACTTGCCTCTCCCACATTGAACGATAGACGATGTTTTGATAATCACCTTCATACTTGCCTGGGTTAGCAGGACGGAACTTGCCGCGATAGAATTTCATGGTAGTGTGTGTGCATAAACTGCATATAAATAGATTTAAGTATTTATCCCGTCTCATGATCATCTTCCCTACCTCAATCGCAAACAACGCAAAGGATCGTCCTGTTGTTATGTTTAAGTCAAAGAAGACCGATGCACGGAATGCAGATTACATAGTCCTTCCAATTCCTCAGTCGTTGCAGTTCAGCGATTCGGCTGCATACAATAACTCTGAACTAGGCTTTGGCGGAGCCGCTATTCTGAATGCAGGCAAGTCCGAAAGCATTTCAGACGCGTTCTCGAATGTCATGACGCAGGGTCGTAATTCAGTCCCACAGAATATGCGGTCACTTGTCGGGCTTCTCGGTTCTAAAACATTGGGAGGTGAGAATCGCGCGGCTGTTGGTGTTGCAACAGGAACAACGCTCAACAAGAACATCGTCACTGAGTTCACTGGCATCTCGACCCGGCAATTCTCATTTCAGTTCAAACTTATCGCGGTATCTAATGAAGAGTCGGTAATCATTCGAAACATGATCGATGTATTCCGCGAAGGCCTTTATCCTGAAGGTAACTCTTTACAATTGCAGTATCCGCCAACATGGTACATCAACTTCAAGAAGAATGGTGCTGACATTGAGCACATCCCGAAGATCTTTGAATCCTATTTGACGAACTTACAAACATCATACAATAACGGGATGAACATGTTTCACGAGGATGGTTCTCCGGTTGAGGTTGACATACAACTTACCTTCATTGAATCTCGCGCCCTAACACTCGCGGACATTCAATCATTGAAGGAACGCCCATTCAAAGAAGGCGACTTCAAACGCGCGTTCCTATTAACGGAATCAATTACGAAGGCTGCATCTGATGCCGACAAACTAGCGGCGGCTAATGAAGATGCTCGAAAAGCAAAAGCTGCAAGACAAAACGATCCTAGCGTATTCTAACAATGGCTACTAACTTCTTCGCAAAATTTCCAACGATTGACTATAACATGGATGGCCGAGGTTCACTCCTCGAGCTTACAAACATCGTCAAGAATGTTGATGTGAATGACGTGTACGCGAACAACGCTACCTACTATACATATCACGAGATCCAAGACGGTGAACGTCCCGACACTGTTTCTTATCGTTTATACGATAACCCAAATTACTATTGGACCTTCTTCATCATCAATAATGATTTGCGTGCAGGCATCAATAACGCATGGCCTATATCATTGAATCAGCTCGAGCGGATGATGGTTGACGAGTATGATCCACACTCCGCGATTACATTCAAGCCGCAGAACACTACTGACATCAACGGCCTTGATAAAAGTGGTCTTGTTCAGCTAATTCACCTTTGGGAAGATTACATCCCGTATCTCCGGCTTGTTTCTCAAAATAAAGCGATACACGCAAAGATCCTCAAATACGATAATGCGTTACTTCAGTTAGTCGTGAACACAATTGAAAATGTTGATGGCTCGGGCGTGCCTCCAACAAACAAGACATTCCTTGAGTCCTCCTACTTCACTCTTTCATGGGTAAATCCATTCGATGAAATAACAGAAGCGGATTCATGGAATGCATGTGATGTAGCACGTGTTGATTTCATCGACAAAACTATTGAGGTGTACGCCGAGTTCGATGAGTCTGCAATCATAGACCCGTCTATCTTCAGCGAACTACCTTCACAAGCTGAAATCGATGCCGCTATCGCAAAGGAAGAATCTGATTACGTGTTTGGCAAACAGTATGTTCCAATGCAACAATACGATTTCGTCGAAGAAAAGATGCGTAACATGGCATGGGATTCATATCGTAACGCGCCTGCTGAATATTATGAAGATACCGACCAAGGGCCCGTGACAGTATCTGCGTATGACGTCATTACTAATCCTGATATCGTCACGCCTAAATACATTTCATATCACGCCAAGGAGTCAATCATCAACGAACGTAAGACAAAGATTCGTGTTATTCGTCGTGACCGTATTGCTGACTTTGTTTCTGAGTACTTCAAAATCTTGAACGGATAACATGGTAACAAATCCAGTTCCAAATCCTAACACACCTAAAGGCGGTTCTCCAAATGATAAGGCTGATGTGCCATCATCATTTGAAGTGATGCGTCTTGAGTGTGTAAACCAGAACGGAAAGGTGTTCGACATATTCCCGATAGTCACGTCTTTCACGTTGACGGAAGAACTGTTCTCGCCTATCCTTGTAATGAATTTACGCGTGC